AAAAGACGAGTGATGGGATTATATTTGCTAGTGTGGGGGAGTTTACTCCTGCTACTAGAGTCCCTGCTGATATAGGGGTAGCATGGGATGACTATGCCTACGGATTTCTCCGTGCGCAGGATAGGGTAGGCGCGTCCTATGGCTAAGAATGCAGACGCTGGAGAGAAGTGGGGAAGTGCGTTCGTGCGCGCTAACGTAAAGAAACCCCGACCGAGGGCAAAGACCTTCCTCAGCGTTAAGAGGCGTGCTGAGAGGAACCTCGAAATTGGGACCGAAGAACTCTCTGAAGCCATTGAAGGACTTGCCTCCTTGGCCAATGTGGGTGACCTCCCCGCAGGCATCGGCTCGGACGATATTGATCATGTCCAGACTCATCTTATGATCCCAGAGGATGATCTGGATAATCCGATCATAGTCACTAAGCATATGAATCGCCTACCTTCTATCTCAACTCGGTGGGGGATGATTGGCGTTCGGGTTGAGCGTGCTCTGGATGAGATAACCCGAGAGCATGATCGCTGGGTAGCAGAAGCAAAGATAGGAATCAGGGACGTTCTGTTCCAGAAGTCTAGGGATGAGGGCGCAACTGCTAACAACTCTGTTCCGACCAAATCCGACATCGAAGCACAGTTTCTTGTCCTGTATAATGAAGATGAGGGCTACATCCAGCGACGACAGATGATGAAGGATATGGAACATGTTAAGGATTATATTAGTATTATCGTGAAGTCAATCGATAAAGCGTGTGATATGATTCAGAATATCGGCCACATGAACCGGATGATGGTTGAACAAGGGGCCATCATTGTAAGGAATAGAAAGGGAGAAAATGAATCGCGCCGACAAACTCGCAAAAGCAAAGGCTGATCTGGCTAATCTTGAGTCTGTAAAGAATTACAACCAGCAAAGGTTGTATCGCGGTCCTATTAGAAAGTTGAGGGAGGAAATTGTAAAGTTGCAGAAGCAGTCTTATTCCAGGCGAGCAACAAGGATTGCTGAAGAATCGATCGATAAGACGGGGAGCAACGAAAGCAGCGATGTATAAGTAGACGGTTAAAGATTCCGCGTGTGCGAATCCTAGACCCAGGCACCCTCAAAGCTCTCGTTAGCACGCCCACTGCTAACGAGAGCCTAGTATCAAACTGACCTTAGCCCAATGTGGCCACGGTCCAAAACGAAAGGAGTAGTGGGATGGCAAAAACGAAGAAGTCAGAGTCTAAGCGTCTTGATCCTAAGAGTAAATGGGCGGGAGGGACTCAACGCGCATCTCGGGGCAATTTCGATTACCCTAAGATGAAGACGGATAAAAAGCGGAATTACTTTGTCCTGTTTGAGGACGATTTCGGTGAGTGTTACCAGCACTGGGCGAAGAAACCAAAGGAAGGCGGCGAAGATATTCGGTCCTTCAACTGTGCTGGTGGAATTGAAGGAGTCGGTGATGCTCCGGATCAGTGCGCGTGTTGTGCGCTTGAGAGTGGAGACCTGGATGTCACAACGAACGCCTACGTTGATAATACTCGTCATCGTTATTTCCTCAAAGTCGTTCCGGTCAAATTCATCAAGAAGGGCGGTAAGAGTCTGGCCCGAGCCGCAGAGAAAGAGGTTCAGATTCTTGAGATCGGGCCTCAGATCTTTAAAGGCTTGTCAGGTATCCGTTCTGAGATTGATGATGATGAAGCCGGTGAATACGCAGACCTCGGCATATCCTCGGTGACTGGGGTAGTTATCCAAGTCACAAAGGTCGGTGAGGGTCGGAACACCGAGTATTCAGTGAAGGCACTCCAGAGTAAGGTTGATACGGTCAAGATTCTTAAAGGCTGTGAAGATGAATGTCCTCCACTTGAAGAATTATCCAAGGCTGACTCTAACTCTCGTATGCGTGTCTTCTTGTTGGGCGCTGATTCCATGGATGAAGATGACGATGATGAGGTCGATCTTGACGCCGGGGATGAAGACGAGGATGAGGATGATGACGACGAGGTGGATCTGGATGATGACGAGGATGATGACGAGGATGATGACGAGGATGATGACGAGGATGATGATGATGAGTAGCCCTGAAAAGGTCCGGTAGCTTATAACTCTGCCGGTAGGATGGTTGGAGTCCAACTCCTAGAGGGGTATTGTGGGGGAGGTCAAGAAGGTATGCTTTTGCCTTGGCCTCCCCTGCGCTTTATAAGGAGTCAAGAGTATGCAAGTCCAATATAGTTCTGGAATGGTTCTCGTCCTTGAGGGTGAGAAGAATTGTATCAGAGTGGATGAAGATCTTACAAACGCAAAGCTGACGCTCGTTATATTCAAGGGGAAATTTCAAGATCCTGGCGCAAGGATGATCGGAGAGGTGGAGCTTACTGACTATGGCTTGGACTCTCTATTTAATAAGCTAGAGCGGATGAGACGGGAGAGAGGCAAGTCGTGAAACTCTCAAACTGTCGCGAGTGTAGCCTCTGCAAGAAACAAGACTCTGGGTTCAGAAGAACTCAGGTCGTTCTAGGCAGAGGCTCACCAGAATATCGGATTATGTTTGTTGGTGAAGCACCGGGGGATTATGATGATCGAAACGGGAAGCTATTCTGGCCTGAAGATCCGGCAGGTGAGATGTATGATAAGATACTGAAGAACTTGAGTTTAAGGCGCGAGATGGTATATACTACTACCGCTGTCAAATGTCGGCCAACTCAGGTCGGACCTGCTGGCCCGAAGAACCGACCACCCTCTGGCGTAGAGATTGAGACGTGCCGTAGATGGTTGCGTCGAGAGATCATTAAGCAGAATCCAAAGTTAATCGTAACTCTGGGTGCTGCCTCTCTTAAGTCAGTAGTAGGCGTGGACGGCGTGATGAGGCATGCAGGAAGATTGGTAGATTGTAGTGAGTTCAAGTGCTATGCCTTTCCTTTGCTTCATCCTGCCTCAATCATAAATGATCACAGTCGCAAGCAACAGATGAAGAAGGATATTGTAACTCTGCGAGCGGTAATTAAGGAGGTCTACTAGTGGCAGCAAAGTCAGAAGCAATGGAGGCAGATGAAGCAGCGGTAGCGTTGAATAAGCGATTTGGACCAGGATCTGCTTACTTTCTGGGATCATACCAAGGTGAGAGATTGCCTACGATCCCTTTTGGTTTGCCTTCTCTTGATGCTGCTTTAGGAGGTGGTGCCCCTAAAGGCAGGATCGTAGAGATATATGGTCCTGAGGCGAGTGGGAAAACTACCCTGCTCCTTCACCTTATACGAGAAGCTATGAGGATTGGGGGTAAGTGTGCATTCGTAGACGCAGAGCACGCCCTGAGCGTAGATCTAGTAGAGAATATGGGTATTGATCTCAATAAGCTGATGTTCTCTCAACCGGATTCAGGGGAGCAGGGACTAGACGTAGCTATTGCTCTTGCTAAGTCTGGAGCCTTTGATGTGATCGGTGTAGACTCTGTTGCGGCTTTGGTTCCTCAGGCAGAGTTGGATGGAGAGATGGATGATCAGCAAATGGGACTTCAGGCTAGGATGCTAGGGAAGGGGATCAGAAAGATAGCAGGAGCAGCCTCTAAGACTGATACCTGTGTAGTCTTTATTAATCAACTTCGGATGAAAATCGGGGTGATGTTTGGTAATCCTGAGACTACTCCTGGTGGTAAGGCACTAGGTTTTTGGGCCAGTCAACGTATAGATGTGCGAGCCTACAAACAGATGAAAGAGGGTAAGCGAGTGATTGGCAGAGAAGGGTGGATTACCGTAGCCAAGAACAAGATTGCTGCCCCTTATCGCAAGATCGAAACCCGACTGCTATATGGACAGGGTTTTGATGCTGGATTTGATCGTTTTAATTTCGGAGTTGAGACCGGAGCAATCCGTAAGAAAGGAAACACCTATTCAGTAGTTACTAGTAAGGGTGCTTTCAAGTTAGGTGTGGGTAAAGATGCTGCCCAACAGAAGCTGAGAGAATCTAAGTTGGGTCGGAAAAAGTTACGGTTGGCGCTTAAGAAGTCGGTTGGTTAATTTCGCAGAAATGTATATATCTAAGGACGTAGGAGGTGAGCCAAGGGGAACTTTGAGGTATAATGGACACTACACTTCAATGGCTATCCATCTTCGGCCAGACCTTTCGTGTCCAGGGGCGAGCAAGGGGGACTCTTGGGCTTTGGTTGCCGTTAGGATAAGTCCAGTTTTGTGGGGAAAGAGTAGTGTTCTACTCAAAGGGCTGATCAAATACGTCTATTCAAGGGCAGTTGACTACCTCTCTGGTTGGCTGCCCTTGAATTAATTAAGGGGGTGCTGTAATGCCGACCAGTATAATCTATAAACATCCTTCACCGGACTGTCCTTTGTGTAGGAGGAAAAAAGGCCATAAGGGCTCATCTAGAAGTAATACTGAAGAGACCCACACACATCAATGCCACTCGGTATTCGTTGCGGGATCTAATCTTCATAATGCGATGTGGGTACTGAGGTGTGAAGAAGTGTTTAAGCGTTGCCCCGGTTATCGCTATCACAAGAGACTTCTGACTCGGTTTAAGAAGGCTTTAGTTGGGACTTCTCGGAAGGTTACGATGGGTCGAGTGGTTGCTCTGCCTAGACTTGTTGGCGCAATGGTCTTGCCGAAGATGAAGTCGAGCGGGATGAATCGTCAGGAACCTGAACCGCTGAGGAATCTGACGAGTGAGTCAGCAGTCAGTGCTTGCCTCGACCATTATGGGTTTACTCAGATAGAGAAGACAAAAAAGAATCGCAAGAAGAAGATGTGGAAAATAGCGGAGGATTGGTTTGTCCGGAAATCTTAGGTTTATCCATATGGCGGATGTCCATCTGAAGACATCCCCTACGACTCCTGAGTGGAAGATAAAAGAGCAGGATGATTGCCTCCGCTGTGTGAATGTGTACGCAGTTGAGCAAGGTATCAAGGATATTATAGTGGCGGGGGATGTCTTTGATCACCATAATCCTGACTCTGATTCTCTCCAGTTTTTTTTAGATTGGATAAAGCTAGGGGTGGAGTCAGGACTTCGGTATTGGATCATCCCAGGCAATCACGATGCCTCGGATAAGATGTGCTCTAAGCACTCTATGTCCTCTATCCGACAAACTCTGGATATTGTAGATGCTGGCTATAAGAAAGGATTCAATATAATTGATAAGACTCATGTCTTATCGGGTGATTTCTTTCGTGGCTTCAGGATCTACTTCATACCGTGGATGGAAGATGAAGCCTATGTCAAAGCAGTCAAGCGCGTAGGTAAGTCAGCTGCCAGTGCCAGCGAAATTCCAATACTGGCTACTCATTGCTTTATCAAAGGATCCCAGGTCGGCGATGGAGGATACAAGCATCAGGAAGGGATTGATGTTAAGGTGTTTGATCCCTTTCATTACGTAGCCCTGGGAGATATCCACTTGAGGCAGGAATTTAAGACCAAGAAAGGGATGGCGTATTACCCAGGCTCTTTGATCTGCCAGAACTTTGGGGAGCGCAAGGAGAAGAAAGGATTCTTGGATGTTACTATTACTCCTGATTCTGCTGAAGTTAAATTTGTTGCCGTGCCGCACGTTACCTGGACCCAGAGAAGGATTAAATCATCTGTTCTAATGAAGATGGTAGTGTCGGGTGACCTATTTAACAGGAAGTTCCCCCGATCAAAGTTTGCAGGGAAGAACCTAAAGCTCAT